AAAAGAAAGACACTATTTAGTAAGTGACAGTAAAGCAATTGTCGAATAGGCACACACAAGGAGATAGTTGAAAATGGCAGATTCAAGAAAATTTAGATTTGTATCCCCCGGAGTTTTCCTCGATGAAATAGATAGCTCCCAACTCCCAAAAACACCACAGGATATTGGTCCTGTAGTTATCGGAAGAACTCGACGAGGGCCAGGTCTTAAACCGGTTAGAGTAACTTCGATGGCAGAGTTTGAGGCAGTATTCGGGAGTCCCGTGGCCGGAGGTGAAGCAGGAGATGTGTGGAGAGATGGAAATAAGACCTCTCCTATGTATGCTACCTATGCTGCTCAAGCATGGTTGAGAAATTCAAGTGCCCTAACGGTTGTTAGACTTTTAGGTGCCCAACACCCACAAGCGACCGCAGCCGGTGCCGCAGGGTGGTCCGTAAAATCCGAAGGAATTGACGCAACTGCGAATGGTGGTGCCTATGGATTGTTCGTTATGCCATCTGGTTCCAACAGTCTTACTGCATCTTTGGCAGCAGTCTGGTATCTCGATGCTGGATATGTGAAGTTACTGGGCAATGCCCCAGAAGGCACAGCCGGCCAAGACGGTGTTGGTACTGTTGTTAAGAATAACGGAGGAGACTTTCAGTTTAAGGCAGTCATCGGCAAGGGTACATCTGCTACTCTTACATCTTCGTTCAACTTTAATCCTAATTCCGATCTCTATATTAGAAAGGTGTTCAACACCGATCCAACCATGTTGGGTCCAAAGAACACTGCTCAATCAGATTACTTTTTGGGAGAAACTTTCGAAAGAAGTCTTTATGACACCATCGGTGGCGGGTCTACATCACCCAATGCTGCTGCTGGAAAAGCATATGGATTTGTATTACCAATTGCCAATGGATACAACCATGAGAGGGCAGTGACTTCCGCACAATCAGGTTGGGTCATTGCCCAAGATTTGACAAGCGATAATGCGAATTATGCTGCTTCAAATATGGACAAGTTATTCAGACTTGTTGCACTTGATGAAGGAGAAGAGGCACAGAGAAGTGTCAAGATCACAATTTCAGACATTAAGGCATCACTCGATCCCAATAACGATCCCTACGGCACGTTCACTGTGCAGGTCAGAGAATTGTCAGACCATGACGGGAAAACGAGGGTACTAGAATCCTTCACAGGTTGTAGTTTGAATCCAAATTCCTCGAACTATATTGCCACCAAGGTTGGTGACAAGTATAGAACGTGGGACAACGACAAGAACAAGTACACTGTATACGGAGATTATAATAATCAATCTAAGTTTGTTCGTGTAGAAGTAAAAGAGATGGTTGCTAACGGTGGGATGAACCCACTCTCGTTGCCTTTCGGTTTCGAAGGACCAACCAGACTTGATGCGATAACCGTATCCGGTGGCACAATTACGGGCAACACTGTTATCGGTGCAGACAGTCTTTCGGGTTCACTAAATAGAGAATGCGTTGTTGACCTCACCACTTCCGGTTCAGCTGAGACAGGTCCATTACTCTTGCTCAGAGTAGAATTCCCGAAACTTGCGTTAAGAACTTCAAGTTCCGACGGTGGAATCACTGACCCTGCCTTAGCCTGTTTCGGTTTTGAGAGCACAGAGAGAACTACGAACATGTTGGAGAAGAGTAATTTTGATTTGCTAAGAGCAAAACCAAAATCATATGACTCCTTTGATGGAACAAAGGATAATGTAGGACTACAATTTACATTCTCCCTTGATGACTTACACTATGCGTCTGGTTCCGCGGGTGTGCAAAAACATGCCGCATACAGAGAGGGAAGTAGAAAGTCCGGTCACTCAATCACTTCTTGTGGTGCAACTCTAGCACCGGACAATTCAACAAACTTTGGTTCCTACACTTCTGTGTTAGATGCCGGGTTTGATAGTTTCACGATGCCCCTATTTGGTGGAGCAGATGGGTTGGACATTAAGGAAAGAGATCCTTTTAGAAACTCCGGACTCACAACTGCGACCGAAGAGACAAATTATGCGTTTCATTCACTGAAGAGAGCAATTGATTCGGTTTCTGATGCAGAGGTTGTGGAGATGAATGCAGCATGTGTTCCTGGAATCACAAATACTAGCATCACTGATCATTTGATTACGACATGTGAATCTCGTGCAGATGCACTGGCAGTCATTGATCTTCCGGGTGGATATGAACCACTTCATGAGTCAACTTCTACTGCCGCAACGAGACAAGGTTCCACAGATAAAATTCTTAGCAACCTAAAGAACAGAGGATTGAATACAAGTTATGCTTGTGCTTTCCATCCTTGGGTCCAAGTTAGGGACACAGCTGGAGCAGGTTCCTTAATCTGGATGCCACCTTCTGTTGCTGCTATGGGAACTTTCTCAAGCACTGACAAGAAGGCAGCACCTTGGTTCGCACCAGCAGGATTCACTCGTGGTGGACTCACTGACGGTGCCGCAGGTATACCAGTCGTCGGTGTCCGTGAGCAACTTTCGAGAAAAGACAGGGACAAACTTTATGAAAGAAGTGTTAATCCAATTGCGAAATTTCCAGCAGAAGGAATTGTAATCTTCGGTCAAAAGACTCTACAGACTACACCTTCGGCACTTGATAGAATCAATGTCCGTAGACTAATGATTCACGTCAAGAAGGGAATCTCAAGAATTGCATCGACAATGCTTTTCAGTCCCAATGTTAAAACAACTTGGGAAAATTTCACCAATCAAGCAGAACCATTTTTGGATAACATCAAGAATCAATTCGGACTCACAGATTTCAGAGTTGTCCTTGATGAAACCACAACAACCGCAGACTTAGTTGATAGAAATATCATGTATGCGAAGGTAATGCTTAAACCAACTAGAACTGCTGAGTATATTGCGATTGATTTCACAATTCTTCGCAGTGGAGCATCTTTTGACGATTAAAAATCAGATAAGGAAATACTTATCTTATAAGGGAGAAATAGAAAATGGCAGAAAAAAGATTTTGGACAAGTAAGGCTTCGCAACCAAAAAGAAGTTATAGATTCCTCCTCTCAATCGAGGGTGCAGGTGGTGGGGAGATGTCGTGGTTAGTGACGCAAGTAAAGAAACCATCGGCAACTGTTGGAGAGGTAAGTCACAAGTATCTCAATCACACCTTCTATTATCCTGGTCGAGTTGAGTGGGATACGGTAAATTGCACGCTCGTTGATCCGGTTTCTCCCAATGCTGCTGGTTTAATGGCAAACATGCTCAAAGAAAGTGGATATGTTGTTCCAGGAAATGATTCGGTAACGGATTCAATTACCAAGCAAGCAGCAACCAATGCCTTGGGCAAAGTAAGAATTAAACAATTTGATTCCAATGACAATAACGTGGTCGAAGAGTGGGTTCTTAACGGTGCGTTTATTACCAATGTCGATTGGGGTGAATTGAGTTACGAGTCGGATGACTTAACAAATATCACACTTACGATAAGATATGATTGGGCCACACTTAGAACAAGTGGTGGCATGGGTGCTGTTGGGCAAAAAGGCAAGGATACTGATACTTTCTTCTCTTCTGATGCCGAAGGTCAATTATCACCAACCGAATAGAAAGCTAGGTTTTTATGACAAAAAGAAATAATCTCGACAAAATCGGGGGAGAAGCTGATACTTCTGCCCCTGTTTCTGTATCTGGGGATCAGTTAAATTTTGCAGTTCCAACGGAATTTGTAGAATTACCTTCTGGTGGAATGTATTACCCCGAAGGGCACCCCCTGCACAAGCAAGAAACAATTGAAATAAAATATATGACAGCAAAAGAAGAGGATATATTGAATTCTCCCGCATTATTAAAAAACGGCACAGCTGTTGATAGGATGCTACAGAACATCATTTTGGACAAGAGCATAAAAGTTCCCGACTTACTGATCGGAGACAAGAATGCCCTCATTGTGTCATCTCGCATTTCCGGATACGGACCAGAGTACCCAATTAAAATAAACTGCCCATCCTGCAATAAGCCAAATGAAGTGGAAGTGGATTTAGAGGAAGCAAGTAAGTTTTCCGGTGCGACAAAAGGTGGAGTAGATAAGCTCGATGACATTGAGGTTAGTTCCGAAGGGTATCCCCTCCTGACTATGCCAAGATCTGGTTACAAGGTCGAATTGAGGTTCCTCTCCTCCAAGGATGAGGTAGAGATGACAAAGACAGAAGAGAAATTAAAGAAACACAACATGCCATCATCGGTTTTAACAAACATATTAAAGTTGATGGTGCTTTCCGTAGCAGGAAACAGAGACAGGGAAGTAATTTCCCAGTTTGTAGATACAATGTCAGCAATGGATTCCAGATATATCAGGGGGGTTTATAAGATCATTAACCCAACCATGAAACTGGAGCAGGAGTTTACCTGTATAAGTTGCGATCACAGTGGGCCCGTGGAGGTGCCCATCACTCCTCGGTTTTTTTGGCCTGACCAATGATTATGTTGAATCCGTCTACGAAGAGATCTTTAACTTAAAGCATCATGGTGGTTGGAGTTTCATAGAGGTTTACAACTTACCTATTCAAATTAGAAGATGGTTTCTGAAAAGACTTATTAAACAATTCGAAGATGAGAAGTCAGAGATGGAGAAAGCACAGAAAAAGAACAGGTGATGCTTTCTTTAATTTCTACTATTTATTAGTTAGAGGAATCGGTTATGGAACAAGAAGAACAAATGACAATTGATCTCAATGCCGCGGCAAACGGAGAGCTTAACGAGAGCTTTCTGAAAATGTTTGGCAATGTCGTTAAGGTTGCAATGAGGTACGTCTTCGGAGATAGTGTATCGATCCCGGTGAACGTAAAGGGAACCAAAAGGCAGATTGGTGACTTTGCCAAGGTATTGGGTAAAGAAAAGAGATACCTTTCCGCATACCAGAGATACGGACTTGATAACCCCATCACTCATCGCAACAGAGCAGGTCTAAATAC